AGCTAGGAAAGTAGCACATGATGTGTTATTTGTGTGGTTGTTGAACGTTGGGCGTGCTGGGGGACGCGAACTAATTTAACTATTCAACACTAAGCGACCCCCCACGCCCCTTAATTCAACCCAGTGGCATCAATGGTATATCACGTGCACGCATTCTAAAATAATTTTTTTGAAAATTTTTCTAGGAAAATCCATTTATTCGATTATATTCCTACGGAGTATACTACTAGTAGTAGTACTGGTACTACGACAAGTAACTCTACAGGTTTCTTTTATTTAGTATCAGATTATTTACTTAGTAGTACTGGTACCCTACCAGTAGTAGGAAAATAGTATTTGGAATTGAGTCTGTTTTTTTCTTAAGTTATCTATCAAATCGGAGGTCGTATGGCTAAAAAGAAGAAAAAGAAGAAACTTGCTACAGTATTTACTAATTCTATTGGTAATCCTATGCATTCAAAAGGGGTATAGCATGGGCTCATATGAAGATATGGTGGCTAGTTTAACAGAAAGGTTGGGTGAACCCACTGAAAAGGATGGAGTTTATACGCATACAGGCACTTTAGGGCAATTATTGGGGAAAAGCAAGCCAAATGCTAATATGAATAACCTCAGTCAGCCTGTTAATAATGTTAGCGAATTGAATAGTCCTAATGATTTTAATCAGAGTCAACATATCGATGCAATCGATAAGGTGAATTCTTTGTACACTGATGCAGGATATAGCGATGTAGGCCAATTCATGAAGAATATGGCTGCTACTGAGTCTAATATAGGAGCAGATGACCTAAGAGACTACTCTTTTGGGGCCACGCAAATAGACCCTATAAAATATCAAGATATAATCCAAAGGGCTACAGGCCCAGAGGGAGATAAAAGAGTAGGCATCGCCAATAATTTCCTTAGAGAACAGTTAAATCGACCTGATTTTGATATACTTGGGTTAGATTTAACTCAGGAAGGTCACAATCCCTATATATCTGCAGCTTTAACACGAATGGGGTTATTAAATATCCCCGAAGGTGTTCCTGAAGAACTAGAAGGCCAGGCAAATTATTGGAAAACACACTGGAATACAGAAGCGGGAAAAGGGACTCCTGAAAAATTTATATCTCAATCTAGGCATCATTTCCCTGAAAATACTGTTAACGATACGATGGATAGTCATAATAAAGTTGAAGACGCATTTAAGTATTAATGTACGATATACCAATAAATCATAAAGACCGAGGCAGAATAGTCTATACGGTCTACAGGAAGAACGAGGCAGAAGATAATGGGATTAAATTTAAACATTGGAAAGAAGCGGAAGAAGGCGATTATGCAATCAGTGATGACGACTATGTTTCTAAGGTCATCAAAAAGAAAACGTATGTGGCGGGAGATGGCCGTCCTAGCATATATCTTCGTTTTGCTTGGGGCTATACCTTTTATAATCCTAAGTACTCTTCTAAGAAGCTTGTGGTTGCAGGTCGCAAAACTAATGTAACCTTTACAGGTAAGAGTTATATAGAAGTACAGGCTGGACAGGATAAAATGAAGAATCTAGCGACTATGTACGCTTTAAAGCCTGATTATGATGTAGCCATTGAGTGGGCTCTGGGGTCAGTTACTAACTCTCAGAGACGCAAATGGAAACGAACAATGAAATCGGAGGTCTTTAAAAAGATGGTACGCAAAGAATTATCAAATTTATTGCATGAGCACGGATTAACAGAGGGATACACTCTTGAATTGCTTGAAGAGGCTATAGGCATGGCAAAGAACAAGAAGGATGTACCCAGTATTATGCGTGCTGTAGAGAATCTGCAGGATATGCACGGTATGAAAGAGAAGTATATGGAAAAGACTGTGGATAAGATAGAATCAAAGTCTGTTTCTATGATTGATGATATCGTTAAAGAAGAATCGCATATTGAAGCATCAAGAACAACGACAAAACCATTGGATGAGTAGTGGTTAAAGTTTTATTAAGATATTTAAATAGGTTACTGAAACAAGGCGTGATAAATGAACGTACCTATGCAAAGATACTTCGTGACTATCCATCTAAATATGGTGCATCTAAGACTAAGCAATTAGTAGAAAGAGGTGTTAGACAAAATAGATTGAAAATTAAGCATGATAATCCAGACCTTGAGGTTCGACATGGAATGCCACAAACCTATACATCTGATAAAGTATTAAAGCATTTTAAAGGCCGTGATAGCGTTTACGGAAGAGCTGCGAGTACAAGTAGTCAAGATATTGGATTTAATGATGCAAGAATACCAGAAATTCTTCACAAGTGGAAAAAGAAAGACCTTTCTTCGTATATAGATATTAAATATGGAGATTACAATCCTGCTAAAATCATGTTTTATGAACCTAAATTGGGAACTCAACTTATAGTAGATAAGGCAAAGCATTTAAAGAAATTGCCTTCTGGTGGCTTTGGCAATCGTACCATAGAAGTTCCAATTAAAGGGAAAATGACTAAAGTTAGAGGACCCTGGTCTAGTAGAGCGGGAATTGTTCGGAGAGCAGGGGTAAAAGATTTTAGAGGATGGGATGAATTGCCAATGAAAGAACGAGTGAAAAGATTACGCGAGTATGAGGAGGAAATGAGTTTGTTAGATATGGCTTTAAAATCAAATTTAGGAAAATCCTAATTGAGTGATTATGAGGAACGCTATGCTCAACAGCAAGCGTTAAAGAAGTTATATACGAATATGGCATTATTTGGAAGGTACTGCTTTCCAACAGCCCTCCGAAAGGAGATACCTCCTTTCCACTTCAACATCTACAAGTCCTTATCCGATAACACGCAACGAAGGGTCGCAATAGCGGCCCCTCGTGGCACAGCCAAGAGTACAACCACCTCACTCATATATCCACTATGGAAAACTGCGTTTAAACGTAGTGATGAGGATTTATTCATTGTTATTATATCAGAATCCCAGACTCAGTCTATAAACTTCCTATCAAGGATAAAATATCATTTGGGTCATTCTGATACATTCAGAGAGTTATTTGGAGAGATGGGACCTGAAACAGCAAATCGTTGGACTAATAATGATATTATTCTTGCTAATGGTACTAGAATCATAGCTGTGGGTACTGGACAGAGAGTCAGGGGCTTTATTGAAGGTGATACCCGGCCTAATCTGATTATTGTGGATGATTTCGAGTCAGAATTAAATGCATTTACACCAGAGGCCAGAGCAAAGAATAAGAAGTGGATGACTGAAGCAGTAATACCTTCATTATCAGATGACGGTAAATTAGTACTTATTGGCACTGTAATCTCTGAGGATTGCTTTTTATACTGGATAAAAGAGTCATCTGCTTGGAATGTGCTGTGGTATAGTATATGGGATGATGATGAAAAGAGTATATGGCCTGAAAGATTCCCAAAAGAGAGAATAATGCAAATTAAGGAAGAATTTGCTAGTATTGGTAACTTGAATGGATTTTATCAGGAATATATGAATATTGCCCAATCACCAGATAATGCCCCATTTAAACCAGAATGGATGCAATTGCATCATAATGATTTTGAAATACGCAATGGACAGGGTTGTTTAGTTAGACAGATTGATGAGGAAGAGAAAATAATACCAGTCGAGGTATATTCTGGGGTAGACCCCGCTTCATCACTCTCAGCTAGAGCAGACTATTTTGTTATAGCTACTATTGGGATAGACCATGAAAACAATAAATATGTAATAGATATGGTCAGAGAACGAGTCTCTCCATCAAAACAGCCACAACTTATAATAGATACATACATGAAGTACAAACCCAGACGCATGAAGATAGAAACTACTGGTTATCAGGAAGCATTGCGTGTGGGTGTAAGAGATATAATGAAAGAAAAGGGTTTATACATCCCCGGACTTGAAAAGGGTGTTAAACCTAGAACTAGAAAATCAGAACGATTACTGTCTTTAGTCCCAATGTTTGCTAGAAAGCAATTTTATTGGAGACCTCAAGATATAAAAGGCCAACAGGAATTCTTGTCATATCCTAGAGGAAAGCATGATGATGTCATGGATGGCATCTGGACAGCTCTAGACGGAGCTAAACCATGTAGATTCGAGGAGTACGATGAAGAAAAGTACAACAAAAAAAAGAAAAAGAAATTCCTTGATTGGTTGACTATGTAGGAGTTAAATTGCAAGATGGCATATACCGCAAAAAAGAAACTTACAGGCAAGCCTTTAGTAGATGAGACATTAGACCTATTCCAGAAATACGGTTCTAAGCGAGATAACTGGGCTAAGCATGCAAAAGAAGACAAAGAATTTAGATTAGGTCGTCAGTGGACACAGGAACAGGAGGATATACTATTAGCTAGAGGCCAAGCGCCTATAGTCGTTAATAGAGTGCATCCTGCTGTTGAGGCAGCTAAATCAATGATGTCTGCTAACAGACCATCATTTAGAGTAGCTCCTAGAGAAGACTCTGATAATAAGGTCGCACAAGTATTTAGTGCGATGCTTGCTTATATGTATGATATATCAGATGGTAGAACAGCTGTTCGTCAGATGATAGATGACTATTATGTCATGGGGCTTGGATATATTCATGTATACCAAGACCCTATGATGGATATGGGTAAGGGCGAAGTTTGTATTCATGATGTGGACCCTCTAGATGTTTATGTTGACCCTAATAGTAGAGATAAATTCTTTAATGATGCAGAAAATATCATTATATCTAGATTATTTACTAGAGAACAAGCTGCTAATTTATACCCAATGTATGATAGAGCTATAAAGAATGCTGCTAATAACGCTGGTGATTATGACCATGATAGACCAGAAACAGGAAGAGCCAATGATATGGCTACTCATTTCCCAGAGGATGTCGACAGGACTGATAATACTGAATATCTACGAGGATATGAGAGATACTATAAGGTTATGGTTGAGAGATATAGAATATATGAGATTTGGAGTAAAAAGGAATATCTACTTGATGCAGAAAAATTTGAAGAATATGTCCAAAGAAAAGCTTGGGTAATAAATGGGCAGATAATAACTGATGAAGCTCAAGCGAAAC